ACGACCGACGACGGCAAGCCGATAACGACCGATTGTTTTTACGTCGAATGGCTTTCGTCCTACGGGGCGGCGGCTATACAACAACAGTCCGACGGCGTTATCCGCCCCGCCCGCGTGCGTATGCCGTACGTCAAAGCCGTTTACGACGCCTTGATAACAAAAGACGTCCGCATATACCTTAACGGCATTATCGACGACGCGCACGCTTTCAAACTCGCGGCGGCGGCGGACAATTACCTTCAGCAAAACAAAATGCTCGAATTTCAAGTCAAAAAATACGAGGTTAGATAATGGACGTTAGGACGGTTATACAAAAAATCCTTGACGATACACTACTCCCCTACGGCGTATTGTCAAACCACTTGCGAAGAGTGGACGCAGATTATATCGAAAATTTCGACGTGGCAGTCAATAAGGACGAGTACGTTGTTTTTCGTGTTGTAAGCAACCGCCCGCACACTTTCGGCGACGGTGCTTGTACGCTTTCCCGTGTGTATATTGACGTCAATTACTACTACTCGTACGAAAAGACCGACCCGCGCTATACGGACGCGCAAGCACGCTTGCAAGCGGTCAAAAACGCGGTTTTGAGTAACAAACGCTTTCGACTTGCAAATGACGCAAGCGATATTGCCGATATAGACAATCCGTATCGAGGACTTAACGTCGAGTTTGTTTATTTTGAGGTGGCGGACAATGGCTAAAACAAAAAGCATATCGACGGGCAAAATCGCGCTCGAAGATATGCCCGACGCATTGACGGAAATTTTGACGGACTTTCAACGCTCGTCGTTCGACGTAAGACAAAACGCCGTACAAGCGGGCGCGGAAGTTTTCAAATCAGCCGTTGAACAAGCAACCCCGCGCGATACGGGCGGAATGGCGGACTCTTGGGAAATCAAAACAAAATACAAAGATCGCCGATACGTCGGCAATACAAAGACGGTAAACGGCGGCGGTAAAGAAAATATACCGCTTTCAAACGTGTTGGAATACGCCGAAAAATCGCCGCACGCGGGCTTTATTCGTCGGTGCTTTGATAGTACCGAGCCGCAAGTCTTTGACGCAATCAAAAAAACTATCCAAAACGGAGGATCTAACAATGGCAAATAAAAAACTCTTGTACGTTTCAACGTGCAAAACGTGAAGTACGCAGTACCCACCGCGCAAGGCTCTTTCGGGGCGTTTCAAGATATGGGAACGTCAATGAAACTTGCGCTTGAAAACGACTCGTCCGTAAAGAAGATTTACGGCGACGGACGCCGTATCGTCCATATCGTAAACGAAAAAGGCAAGACGGCGACGCTTACTCAAAACAACGTTTGCGACGCGTACGAAATCGCAATGGGTCGCAAAATCAAGACGAAACAAGGGCTTGCAGATATTAAGCAAGTCAAAAATATTTCGCACGTTATTTACTTTGAAACGTGCGGCATTGACGAGGACGGCGCAACCGTGCTTGCAAAAACTATGCTTTACGGCGTAACGTCCACCCGCCCCGCCGAGTCTTTCGACCAAACTACCGACGATATTAACGAGTCGTCTTTCGACACCGCACTCGAAATCGGCGGTACTCCGCTTTTGGCGGCAAACGGTCAAAAGTATCTCGACGACAAGGGCAACGAAGTTATTGTTTGGCAAATGACCGTTACCCCCGACGATACCGATTTCGATACGTTCGGCGAAGAAGTTGTTTTGCCGACTATGGCGGAATAAAAGCGCGGAGGGCTTGAAAAGTGATAAAAACGAAATTACCCTTACTTGAAAAAGAAATTGACGGCGACGGAAAACTCGTCGTCAATAAAAGCGAAATTGAAATCGGTATTGATACGTCGTTGTTTGCCGAGGAACGTTGGGAGTCTAACTTTCCCGCGCAAGCAAAAACGGAAACACTCTTTGCCTACGTTGAACGTATCGGCAAAGCGGGGCTTGCCGATAGCAAAGCGCACATTTTGTCAAATCTAAAAGCCCTCTATTGCTTTATAGACAGCGACAAACTCCCCGATTACAAGTCGTTTTTGAAGTTGTTTGATTTGGCGGACGGCGAGTATCTTACCGCCCTTACCGACAAAATCAAATACGTTTTTGAAATTGCACTTCAAGGGGCAACGGCAAACTCAAAAAACTTGTAACGCACGGCGAGGAATTTATGCGGTTGTTGGCGATTTACAAACGGCTTGAACCGTCCGCCGACGCCCAAAATAAAACCCTACCCGTGCCGCGATACATAACGATAATGCAAAAGTGCGTCGAACACAAAATACAAGACGTGTTTATACGCAACTCACATTTTAACGACCTTTACGTTTTGATTATGTCGATTGATATTGCGAACTTAAAGCAAATGATCCGACAAATGCGGGCGGCGAAGGCAAAAGAAACAAATACTACCGTGCGCGACGTATCACAAAGCGACGCGGTCAAATTCTTAAAAGGAGGCTCGGCAAATGGCGGAAAGTATTAGAGGCTTAACCGTTGAAATCAGCGCGGACGCGTCGTCTTTCAACAAAGAAATGTCGTCTATGCGGAAAGCGGCGCAACAGTCGCAAACCGAATTAAACGCATTGCAAAAGAGCCTCGAATTCGAATTTGACTCGGATAAATTCGCCCGCGCGCAAAAGGTAGCACAAAACGCGATAGACCAAACGGCGGCAAATGCGGACGCATTGCGTCGCCGTTTAGACTATTTGGAAAACACGGGAAATATTGACACTGATCAATATCGCAAACTTAAAGCGGAACTCGCGAAAACCGAACTACAAGCGCAACAACTCGAAAAGCAACTTGAAAAAATCAATCAAATCAAGTTTGACGCGATTTCGGCGCGCGTAACAAAAGTCGGCGACGCTATATTAAACGTTGGGAAAACCCTTGCTCCCTTTTCGGCGGCGGCACTTGCCGCGGGAACGGCGGCGGCAACGCTCGGCGTAAAAACGGCGGCTACGGGAGCGGAACTTGACGATTTGTCTTTGCGGCTCGGTATTTCCGCCGAAAAAGTACAAGAATATCAATACGTTACGGCGCAAGCGGGCGTTGAGTGGGATACGTTCGAGAAAGCACTCATAAAAGCCCGTGCGGCGATTGTCGATTTATCGGCAGGAACAATCAACAACGCGTCAAAAGCCTTGCAATCGCTCGGCTTACGCGTGGAAAATTTCGACAGCAAAGAGACAATGTTTGACGGCATTATCGACGCTCTTTCAAATATGGAAGATAAAACGTTGCAAACGGCTTACGCAAACGAAATTTTCGGCGATAAAATCGCAAATCAAATGTTGCCGTACCTTAACGCGGGAACGGACGCGATCAATCAATTTAAGTCGGAATTTGAAACAATCGGCGCACTTTCAAACGAACAAGTCGCCGCTCTTGCAAAACTTGACGACACGATCTATTTGTTGAAAGAGTCCTTAAAAAACGTATGCTTGCAAATCGGCGCGTCTTTCGCCCCGCTATTGCAACGCGTTGCCGAAATAATCAATACGTCGCTTATTCCGAAACTGCAAAAACTCGCCGAATGGTTTAACTCCCTTACGATAGAACAACAAGCGTTTGCGGCAAAAGTATTGCTCGTGGTGGCGGCACTTGCCCCACTTGCGCTCGGTATCGGTAAAGTGGTATCGGCTATCGGCGGTATTATAAAACTTATCCCCGCATTGCAAGCGGGTTTGTCCGCGCTTGCGGCTAACCCGATTATACTCATTATCGCGGTTATTGCGGCAATTTTGTTGTTGCTTTACACGCGGTGCGAGGCGTTCCGCGACTCGATAAACAACCTTGTATCCACGCTCGGCGAGGCGTTGCAACCCGCGCTCGACGCAGTAATGCAAGTACTTGATTTAATAATGCAAGTTTTGCAACCGATAATCGACCTTGTCGGCGGCGTGCTTGCGGTGGCGATAAACATTATATCCGAGGCGTTACAACCTGTTATCGGCATTATACAAGCGATATTCGATATTATTTCGCCGTTGCTTGATATGCTTATGTCGGTTGTCGAAATGATATTGACGCCGATACAAGTTGCAATACAAGCGTTATTCGGTATTTTACAACCGCTTTTATCGGTTGCCCTTATCCCCTTAAAAGTCGTTTTACAAGCCTTGCAAGTGCCTTTGCAAATGCTCGGCACGTTGCTCGGTTGGCTTGCTCCGATATTTAAGATTTTCGGCAACGTCGTTACAAAGATTTTTAGCGGCGTTGTAAAGATTATCAATATCGTTGTAGGTGTTGTCGAGGACGCCGTAAACTTCGTTATCGGCATAATTAACAAACTTATTGACGGCGTCAATTCGTCTTTGGGTTGGCTCGGTGTGCATATCGACCGTATCGCGGAAGTAAAACTCCGCATTGATACATCGGAAATCAAGGATATGGACGACGTCAACGCTATTATTGACAGTACCGCCCCGACGCAACCGAAAGACAACGGCGGCAACGGCGGCACGGTTTACGACAACGGCAACGGCACGGGAACGTCGGGCGATATTTACAACTACGACAACAGCACGAAAAACACAACGCAAAACATTACGGTTACGATACAAAACTACGCGGCGGAAGTCGATACCGATAAACTCGTCCGTGAAATCAATATGAAACTTGCGGAGGCTATGTAATGAGGCGGTTTATTCTACACACCTACGACAAATCAAATTCGTTTGACTTGAACGGCGAAACCGCGCTTGCCGCCGAGCCGCAAGGACTCGGCAACAACTTTTCGTTGTCTTACAAGGAAAGCGAAAAAGGCAAACACCTTACAAACGTTACGCCCGAATTTGACCCGATAACCCTTTCGATTTATTTCAACGCGGACGGATCGAACGGATACAGCAATTACAAAGCATTACTTCGTTTTCTCGCGGAGTGCGGCACGTCGATATTTTTGTTTGAGTATGACGACGGCATTACCGATAAATATTGCGACGTTGTTTTGAAAAGTGCGCCGAAATCGGAAATAAACGAAGAAGGTTTATTTGTCGAAACGTTTTCTTTTGAACGTCAAACATATTGGTATGAACGCGTCGAGGAGTCTTTTGCTTTGAAATCGACCCGCGCCGAAGATACAAAATTCCCGCTCGGTTTTCCGTTCGGATTTGCGGGGCGCGTGTTTAAGTCAAAGTACAAAATCACAAACTCGTTTTTTGTTGACGCACCTATCACAATACGCATTACGGGCGCGATAGCGAACAATATACGTCTTTACTTACAATCTCTTGACGGTAAGACAATCGAAGAAATCGCGCTTTCCACAAACAACGCAGACGGCACGGAAATTTTAATCGAGCCGACGACAAAAAAAATCACGGTTACGACGGACGGTGTATCGACAAACGGTTACGGTTTGACCGACAAAACGAAACAATCGTTTTTATACTTGCCGCAAGGCGAATATTTTATCGGCGCAAATATGACCGCGGACGACGACGGCGCAATCGAAGTATCAATCAAACGTTATTTATTCGACTAAAAGGAGGCGGCGGGCGTGTATATCGCAATATACGACGAAAACAAAAAGCATATTACGAACGTTGACAACGCGACGTACGATTTAACGACCCGCGTTTACGACAACGACTCGTTTTCCGCCGAGGGCGTTTGCGACGTTGATATAAACGACGCAAAAATCGCCGTGCTTAACGACGACCGCGGAAATTACGAGTACGCTTGCTTTGCCGACGAAATAAAGCCCGAATACAATAAACGCACCGTCAAAGGGCTTGACTTCAAAACCCTTTGGGATACCGAAATATTACTCGACTACACCGCCGACGGCAGTTTTGACGGGCGGTTGTCGGCTATCTTTACAAAGGTAAAAACGCAAGTCTTTGACGGCAAAGATACGGCAGTAAATAAAATCCCCGTTGTTGTCAATATCCCGACCGACAACACCGACACGACGACAACGTACGGCAGTTATGCGGGTACATATCAATTTGTCAATGCGTACAAATTCTTGAAATGTTACTTGAAATACTACGAGTACAATATCGAAAGTTACTACGACGTCGCGACGGGTAAAATCGTCTTTACGTTCGTTAAGTGTACGGACGCCGTAAGCGTCGATTTACGCGACTTTATCCACGAACTAACCACGACTTCGACGACGACAAATAAAGCGGTTGCAACTATCAAATACAACGTCGAAACGCCCGAAACGGACGCGGACGGCAATATCATTTACACCACAACGCAAAAGACGGACGCAAACAGCAATCCCGTTACCGATAAAGACGGAAACCCCGTTTATATCCCGAAATATCAGCCCCGCCCCTCCACTATTGCAACCGTCTATTATTACCGCGATAAAAACAACAACATTGTACAATCGGACGAAAACGGGAGTATTGACGGGCGGCTCTACCCCGTAAAGGCAAAGTATTATGAGTCGGAATATTTGGCGGACGCGCAATTTAACGCGGTTTACGAACTCGCTAACGCGCGATACGTTGATAATATCATTATCGACAACAATAAAACGATTGACCCGATAGACTTTTCGGGATACCGCCTTTATACGAAGGTCGCCCTTTATTACGACGGTAAGTTATTTAAGACGTTACCCATAAGCGAGAAAATAATTACGCTTGACGGCGACGGCAAAAATACAAAAATCAAACTCGGTTTTAAGAAAATACTTTTGACCGAAGTTATCAAAAATTAGGAGGTCAGCAATGATAAAACCCGTAACGTTTCAAGGTTGTTTTAATTTCAACGCGAATTTGTATGCGCTTGAAGTACGCTCGCGTTTTATAGATCAAAGCAAAGCAAACGGATATTACAAGGGTTACGGCAACGAACTTGCCGCGCAAATTGTCGGTCAAAAAATACAAATCGGCACGGGCGCGTTTTTGGTGCAAGGTCGTATGTGCGAAATCACGGCGGCGGAATTAGTCGCCCCGCAAATCTTTGACGGCTTTGTCGGTTACGTTGTGGCGCGTATCGAAACGTACCACCCGTCGGACGACGCAAATTGCAGTCTTTTAGCGGTTGTCAACCGTACTTACGAGGCAATAACGCTTGAACAGTCCGACACCTACGCGGCGACCGCGGACAACGTCAACACGGCTTACGAACTCCCGTTGTATTCGTTTGAAATTTCGGGTACGTCGATCGTCAATCTTAAAAAGTTGATAAACCCCGTTGCCGACTATGCAACGATTAAAACAATCGTTGACGAGGCACTCGAAAAAGCCGCAAGCGCAGTCGCGGCGGCAAACACCGCTATTTCGGCGGCAAACACCGCAAACACAAAGTCCGACGACGCAGTCGCAAAGGCAACGGACGCAGTATCGAAAGCAACAAACGCCGTCAGCGCGGCAAACGCCGCGAATACAAAATCCGATAATGCAGTCGAAACAGCGAACGGCGCAAAGACCACCGCCGAAACGGTCAAAGGTATTGCCGAAAGCGCGGACGCAAAAGCGGGAAACGCCGAAACGGTGGCGGCGGGTGCAGTTACTACGGCGAACGGTGCAAAAACCAAAGCCGAGGACGCCGTCAGCAAGGCGGAAACGGCAATCGAAACCGCAAACGGCGCGGATACAAAAGCGGATAGCGCAACCGAAGTTGCAAGCGCGGCAAACACAAAGTCCGACAACGCGGTATCAGCCGCGAACGAGGCAAAACAAACCGCAAGCGACGCGGCAAACCTTGCAAGTACCACAAAAACGCAAGTCGAGCAAAAAGTAAATGACCTCGAACAGCAAATCGGAACGAAACAAGGTACAACCGTTACACTTAACGGAACACCGCAAGCAACTTTCGAGGGCGGCGGATTGATCGACGAAAACGATACAATCATTTTCAGCGGCGGCGAGGCATAGAAGGAGGGCTTGCAATGAAACTTACCTTTTGCGGCAAATCCCCGCAACAACGATTTTTCCGAATTGGAGTTGTCGGTAATAACCTTGCCGACGATTTGACAATGACAATCGACAAGAAACAAGGCAATTTGAACCTTGCCGAATTTACGCCGTTTATTAAGATTGTCAACCGCGATTTTACGTTCGTCGATAAAACGCGACATTTTATTTTCGACGTCGATACCGACCCCGAAAAGGTAAGACTCATTTATGTTTTTCCGAAAAAGGTTACAAGGCAACGCAACGTCGATATGCAAGTGCTTTTCCAAAAAGCGGAAAACGACGATACGATAATTTGGCAAACGGAAATTTTTAACGCGACTTTCGATTTAGAAATCCCCGCCGACGAGGTTATTTCCAAAGAATACCCCGACGAGTTGCAAGACCTTGACGACCGCGTTACCGCGCTTGAACAAAAGGACGGCGGCGTTACCGAATGTATCGACCGCGCCCACTTCCCCGACGTCGGAGTCGGCGGTGTAATCTATATCGACGCGGCAACAAACACGCCGTACCGCTACGATACGGCAACAAACAATTACGTTATTATCGGGCTTGATCTCGACAATATAACAATTATCAATGCTAACGGAGGTAATTAAAATGGCAAACAAAACACTCAACGTAACGTTGATTATGCGCAACGACACGGCGGCAAATTGGGCGAGTAAAAACCCCGTTTTGACGCTCGGCGAACTTGGCGTCGAAACCGACACTCGCAAATTTAAGATCGGCGACGGCACTACCGCATACAACTCGTTGAAATACGGACTCGGCGGAAACGTCGAAGTCAAAAGCACCGCCCCCACCGCGAGCGACGTCGGCTACGACATTGGCACGCTTTGGGTTGACACGACGGGTACGAAGGCTTATATCCTTTTTGCAAAAACCGCAAGTGCGGCAACGTGGATCGGGCTTTTGGACTCGCAAGGAAAAATCGACAAAGCAACACTCGCCGACGAGGCAGTTAAACTTCAAACCGCAAGGACGATTAAGTTTTCGGGAGCGGTCGTCGCAAACTCTAAAACGTTTGACGGTAGCGGCGACGTCGAATACGTCCTTGTGCTTGCAAATAGCGGCGCATCGGCGGGAACTTATACCAAAGTTACCGTAAACGCAAAAGGCATTATCACAAGCGCAACGCAACTTACGGCGGCGGATATTCCCTCGCTTACCCTTTCCAAAATTTCGGACGCGGGAACGGCGGCAAGTAAGAATACGGGAACGGCGGCGGGCAATGTACCCGTGCTTGACGCAAACGCAAAAATCGCGGTCGCCCTTATCCCCTCGCTTACCCTTTCAAAGATTAGCGACGCGGGAACGGCGGCGGGTAAAAACGTCGGTACGGCGGCGGGCAATGTACCCGTGCTTGGTAGCGACGGAAAACTCGACGAAAGTTTGCTCCCCGCAATCGCGATTACCGAAACTTTTGTTGTTGACAGTCAAGCCGCAATGCTCGCGCTTTCCGCGCAACGTGGCGACGTGGCAGTACGCACGGACGAAAACAAGTCCTACATACTTAACACCGACGATCCGACCGTGCTTGCAAATTGGGTTTGGTTGCGCACCCCCGATTGCAAGGTGCTTTCGGTAAACAGCAAAACGGGCGCGGTTGTGCTTACTACGAGCGACATTGCGGAAGGCTCAAATCTTTACTTTACCGAGGCGCGCGCTACCGCAAACTTCAACTCGAATTTCAAAAACAAAAGCGTAACCGAATTGAAAGACGGCGGAAACGTTGTACTTTCAACCGATACGTTGACGATTAACGGCGGTAAGGCGTAAAGGAGGTCAAAATGGCAACGCGGAATATAACCGTAACACTCAAAGTCAGACAAGACACCGCGGCAAATTGGGCGAGTAAAAACTCGGTACTTTCCGCGGGCGAATTTGGCTACGATACCACAAACAAGGTTTTGAAAATCGGCGACGGTACGACCGCTTGGGCAAACCTTGTTGCACTCAAAACCGAGGGCGGCGGCGCGTCAATCGCAATTTATGCCGCAACGGCGGCGGAGTCGGAAAAAGCCGTCGGATATACGCGCGGCGGCGAAATTGACGCCGAATTTAAGAAAATTAAAACGCGGCTTGCCGCACTCGAAGGAGGTAATTAAACTATGAACATTGAAAAAGCAAAAATCTACGGTGTAGATAAAGTCGGCTCGTCCACCCCGTCCGCCCTTACGAGGACGGACGACGCCGTCGGGCTTTCCTATACGGTCGGCACGACGGACATTGTAAGCGACTTTGACCGTTGCTATCCGTGGAGCGATATGCAAGAAGTAACCGACGCGTCGGGTAACGTATTTATCAAGATACCGAAATTTTACTCTAAAATCACGAAAAACAGCGACGGAACATACAAACACCAAATATCGGGTATCCGATACGAAGGTTTTTCAACGTTGTTTGTTGACGGCGCGGGAAACGAACTCGATTACGTTCTCGTCGGCAAATACGAAGGGAGCGGGTCGTCGGCGCGTGTGTACTCGAAATCGGGCGCAACCGTACTTGTAAACATTACTTGCGACAACTTCCGCACGGGTTGCAAAGCAAACGGCGCGGGTTATCAGCAATACGACTTCTTGATTGACCTTATCATAAAAGAATTGTGGCTCGTTGAAATGAAAACGACAAACTCACAATCGGTTATGTATGGTTATGCAAACGGCAATTCGGCGGCGGTCGCCACGGGCAGAACGGACGCCGTAAAAACCCCGTCGGGGTCGGAAGAAAGCAACACCGACGGCAAACACGCTTGCAAGTATCGCGGTATCGAGAATTTGTGGGGTAATACTTTCACTTGGTGCGACGGTATATCTTTCTCGTCCGAAAAAGTTTACGTTTGCACCGACCCCGCGTCTTATACCGCGGGCAAAACCGCGTCGCCGTACGTTTATCAAGGCAACCGCTCGGCGGGTGGCGGCTATATTAAAAAGGTCGAACCGCTCGGGCGCAACCCCCTTATACAATACGCAACGGAAGTCGGCGGTAGCGCAACAACCTACTTTTGCGACTACGCGAACGTCAGCGGCTCTGTCCTTGCGGTTGGCGGGTCTTGGGTCGTCACGGCGAACGCGGGTTTGTGGTGTTGGAGCGGTGTTTACGATCCGTCGAACGCGGTCTCGAATTTCGGGGGTCGCCTTTGCTATAAACCTCTTTAAGAGAGGGATTGTCAAGGGGGATACCTCCCCCTTGGCGTATGCTTTATAGCGACAAAAACAAAGGGTATTACGCGCACTCCCCGACGCGAACGTCAACGGCTCTGTCCTTGCGGTTGGCGGGAATTGGAACAACACGACGAACGCGGGTTTGTGGAATTGGAACGGTAATTACGATCCGTCGAACGCGAACTCGAATATCGGGGGTCGCATTTAATCTTGTTATTTCGTCAAAGCGCGTATAATCCTTGCCCCTCGGCAAAAAACACTTCACAAAGAGGGCGGTTTAGTAAGTCATTGAAAGACCGCAAGAAGATTAAAGGATATTCTATGAAAAGAGTCGGTTATCTATACGAGAAAATGTGCGACGTCGATTTTATCAAGAAAGCGATTAAAAACGCCGCGAAAGGTAAGACGGATCGGCTCTATGTCAAAGCGATATTAAGCGATATTGACGGTTACGCGCAAAAATTAAAAGCAATGCTCGAAACCGAAACGGTAAAACTTTCGCCAAACGAACATATCGAAATTTACGACCGCTCTTGTAGTAAAACACGGAAAATCACGATACCGAAGTTTTACCCCGACCAAATCGTACATTGGCTTATCATAACAGCGGCGCAACCCGTTATAACGCGCGGTATGTACCGTTATTGTTGCGGCAGTATTCCGAACCGCGGCGGCATTGACGCGAAGGCGTACGTCGAAACGGCTATACGCGACAAAAAAATGCGCTACGTTGCAAAACTCGACGTATCAAAGTTTTTCGACAGTGTCCGCCCGTCTATATTGCTCGATATGCTTAAACGGAAAATCAAAGACGACAAGTTTTTACGTCTTGTCGGACAAGTCCTCGAAAACGGCGGCGATCATCTACCTATCGGATATTATACGTCGCAATGGTTTTCAAATTTCTACTTGGAGGGTTTAGACCACTATATCAAAGAAGTATTGCACGTCAAATACTACGTCCGATACGTTGACGATATGGTTTTGATAGACTCTAACAAACGAAAGTTACATAAAGCGGTTGCGGCGATTGATAACTACTTGCACGGTATCGGATTAAAGATAAAAGGTAATTGGCAAGTTTGGAAACTCAACTCGCGCCCGATTGATTTTGTCGGGTATCGGTTTTATAAAAACAAAACCATACTTCGCAAACGAATATTTTTTCGGCTATGTCGTCGAGTGCGCAAAGTTAGTAAAACGGGCTACACTACCCCGCGGCAAGCAATGAGCCTTTTATCCCTTATCGGTTGGCTATCGCATATCAACGGGCGAAACTTCTATAAAAAGAACATTTACCCGTACGCGCCGAAAAACAAACTTAAAAAGATTGTAAGTAATTACAGTAAACAAAACGGAGGTAATCTCAAAAATGGCAAACGCAAAACAAAAAGTATTCAGCAAAGACAAATGGCTCGAAACGGCAAACGCGGACAAGGCGGCGGGGATACTCACCCAACGCGAAATTGACGACGCTTGCGAAATTTGGGTCAACGACCTTGACGGTAAGTCAAAAGAAGAAATCGCCGACAACAACGGCGCGTCGCTCCGCGACGAGTGGTTTGCAGAGGCGTAAAATGAACGTTTGGGCAACGATCTTAACCGCGATTATAAGTACGTCCGTCGGCGCGGTGGTAACGGCGATTGTCGGCAATTTCAAAAGCGGACACGCAAAAAACAAAGCAATGCAAAGCGGCTTGCAAAGTCTTTTGCGCGCCGAAATTATACGACAGCACGAAAAATACACCGACCGCGGCTATTGTCCGATTTATGCAAAAGACGCATTGCGTCGGGAGTATGAGTCGTATCACTTGCTCGGCGGTAACGGCGTTATCACGGACTTATACAACGACTTGATCGCATTGCCCGAATTTCCGCCCCACCCCGACAACGAAAACAAAACGGAGGATTAAAAAAACTTATGGATTGGCAAAGTATTATAATCAAAATCGTTTCCGCCCTACTCGCCACGCTTGGCGCGTGGGTTTTGGCAAAGGTTAAAAGCCTTATCAATACCAAAATCAAAAATGAAAAAGCGCGCAATCTTTTACAAGGCGCGACGAACGTTGTTTCAAACGCCGTAAAGGCTACATATCAAACGTACGTCGAGTCTATCAAAGGTACGGACGCTTGGACGAAAGACGCACAAGAGGAGGCGTTAAAACTTGCAATCGCGGCGGCGCGTATGCAGTTATCGGCGGACGTCGAAAAATTTATAAACGACAACTTCGGCGACGTCGAAATGTGGATAAAGTCGCAAATCGAGGCAACGCTTTACGACTTGAAAAATAAGCCTTTGGAGGTACAAAATGAAAACGGTTAAAGCAATTATGTTTTGGCTTTTGTCGCTAACGTGGGGCGCGCTTATGACGCTTTGCGGCGGCGTTGTTGCCCTTGCCTTGCTTGTAACGGGGCATAAACCGAAACGATTTCATTATTTGATTTATTTTGAAGTCGGGAGCGGTTGGGGCGGATTTGAACTCGGCGCGTTTTTCGTCGTCAACAAAAACCCGTCTTTACATATCTTACAACACGAAAGCGGACACGGTTTACAAAATATTATGCTCGGCGTGTTTATGCCTTTTGTTGTTAGTATTCCCTCTTGTATTCGCTATTGGTGGCGCGAGTACAAAATACGAAAAGGACTCGGCAACACTTTACCGCCCTACGATCGAATATGGTTTGAAGGTTGGGCAACCCGCCTCGGCGAAAAACATTTTAATTGATAAAACAAAAAACGCCCTCGCAAGAAGGCGTTTTTTATTGCTTGTTTTTGGTGTTAGTCGTCGATATGCTCGCCGACAATCTTTATATTGCAACCGTAATTTTGCCCGTTACTACCGCCCGTTATATCGGCGATTTCGCCGTCAAGTGTAAACCGTTCGTCGAACTCGCCCACAAATTCCCACGCAAGATCCGAATTGATACGCCCGATACGTTTATGCGTCCGCGCGTTTATGACGTCCACGCTTTCGGGATATTCCTCGGTCGGTTTGTGTTTAATTAAAAGCGGGTCGCCGACATTGCTTTTTAGTATGTTTTCTTGGCAATTATCGAACGTTACGCCGACCGCCTTTGTAAATATCGGAAAACTCAATGTCGTTGCGGGCGACGTTACCGCGGCGTCGCTTATTTTGATTATGTGCGGGTTTTCGGTCGCCGTAATTTTTTTACGGCTTTCAAGTGCGGCTCGTTCCGTTTGTTTGGCGTCGCGAGCGGCTTTTGTTTCTTTCGCCCGCGCTTTGATTGCAAACACGGTAAATACAACGCCGACGGCGAGCAATGCGCAAATTATCAACGCTTGCCACGTTTGCATATTTTCGCCGTTTTCCCCTACGCTACCGCCGACAACGCCCGCAAAGATAAATAACGGCAACCACGATACAACGGCAATTATAACGCGTACAACGCGTTTAAGATTATAAAACCACTTCATACAAAATCACTCCTTATTTTTCTTGATTTCTTTTTCAAGGTCGTATGCGTACATTAAAAGAGCGGTTTTGTGGCGCATATCGAAAGACTCGCATACCTTCAGTAATTCCCGCTCGTATTCGGTCAAATCCCCGCCGACATTGCCCGCTACGTTTGCAATGTTATTCGAGTTATTGTTACCGATTATTTGTTGTACGGGTGCGTCGCGTGGCGGTCGCCCCGTAATAAGGTAGTCAAGCGACACGCCGAAATATTCGGCGATTTTTGCATAAAAGACAGCCGACGGCTCGCGTTTTCCCGTTTTCCACTCCGAAACCGTTGTCGGACGCACGTTTAACGCTCGCGCGAGGTCGCCTTGCTTTTTTCCTTGCTTTTTCAAAAGGTCGAAAATCCGTTCGGAAACCGTCATATAAAAAAGACTCCTTGAAAGATAAATTTTTCGTTTACACTTCAAGAAGTCTTGACTTTCTCGGTCGTTCGATATATAATATTCTCGGTCGTTCGATATATAATAGTAGTACGATTATCGACGCACCGAGAAAAACGGGCGTCGTTATATCGTTAGCCGTGTTATAACCGAGTCGCAAGATATGAAGTGTAATGATTGTAGCAAATCTATTATATCAAATCTTTACGGCGAAGTCAATAACGCGGCTATTCCTTTATTAAAAATCTCGGTATAACGATAAAACGCCCTCCACTATCGGAAGGCGTTTATTTTTCTCGAAAAAATAAAAATATTTTTTGAAAAAGTGCGTAAAACGGTTGACTTATCATAGTAACTATGATATAATATAATCACAAAGGTTGAGGGAAACAAAAACCTTTGAAATCAAAAAAAGGAGGTGCGAATATGGACAACATAACAAAAGCCTTGCAAGACTTGGCAAAAGCGGTTGAAAGTAACGACACGGTGGAACGAGTCAAAGTTACAATAACACTTAAAAAACCAAAGACAAGCAAGGCACAAACCAAAACCGAGTAAATCGGCAAGGCAGAGCGGGCGGGAAACCGCCCCTCGTAAGTCCTATTTTATCATATTTTAGTCGGGTTTGTCAAATCGAAATGCCCGCGATAGGAGGACAAAATGCAAAATCAATCAAAAAGACCGTACAAAATAACCGTAATTTTAAGCGGTAGGACAAATCAAGTCGAAAATCCTAACCCCGACGGGTCGTACACGTTTAGCCCGTTCGGCAACGCCCGCACGTCGGAAAAATCGGCGATTGCCGCAACACGGCGTTTTTACTCCCTTTGCGGTTGCAAGGTCGAAAAAATTATTAAAATCGAAAAAACGGAGGTGTAATATGACGATCGAAAAAAACGGTAAAACTTACAAGGTGACGGAAAACGCGAAATCGTGGACGGTATCCATATTAAGCGATTGCAACGTAACGGCAACGGCGAAAATATCAAAATCCGATTGCCCTACTTTCGACGACGTAAAAGCGTTTATCGCCGAAAACGACTTATTTTAACGGAGGTACAAAATGGCACGGAGTGAGGCACAAAAAGCCGCCGACGCAAGATACGCAAAAAAAATAAACGGAAAATACAAGCCGTTTATTGTAAATCTTGATCCCGCCGAACTTGCCCGCATTAACGCCGTTATAGCGGCGTCGGGTATGAAAAAAGCCGAGTTTTTGCGTTGGGCGGTCGGCGAATTGGAAAACAAAAACAAATAATCAAAAAAAGAGGTAAAGCGGGTTGCCCTATCGGTAGCCCGCTTTTGTTTTACGGAGGTTAAAAATGAAGGGTATCAAATACACGGCGAAAGAAAAAGAAAACGCGCTTAAAAAATGGATAGTTGACGGCGAGGACGTTTTCAAGGTTGCAAAGAAAACAAAATGCACGATACAAAGTCTTTATCGGTGGCGGAGAGCCTACGACGGCACAACGGACAGTTTGAAAAACAAATCAAGCCGCCCGCACACGCCGCACCCGAACGCGCACACGCCCGAAGAAACGGCGCAAATTGCCGAAGTATTCAAATCGCACCCCGATATAAGTTACGCCGAGGCGTTGGGCATACTTCGCACCGACTACGGCTACGCGCGGACGTATGGCGGATTTTACCGCTTTTTAATGAAACATAAAATACGCCCCGTGCGGGAAATAAACCCGTATATCGCAAAGCCGTACGATACGCCCGAAATGTTCGGCGTAAAAATGCAAATGGACGTCAAATACGTTCCGTTAGAGTGTAATGTCGGCGAATACAAACACGAGCGATATTATCAATATACAATGATTGACGAGGCAACGCGGGAGCGGTTTATATACCCTTACAAGGAAAAAAGCGGATACTCGACCGTCGATTTTATCAAACGCGCGATAATTTACTTCGGTTATTTGCCCGCTATCATTCAAACCGACAACGGCACGGAATTTACAAACCCGAAAGGCACGGGCGAAGGCAAAGTCCACGCCGTCGATCAGTTATTAAACCGACTCCGCATAAAACATAAATTGATACGCGTTTACACGCCGCGCCACAATGGAAAAGTTGAACGCTCACATCGTACCGATCAAGAAAATTTTTATAATCATTTAACCTTTTCAACCTTTGAAGAATTACGCGAAAAAATGCACGCTTGGCTCGTGCGTTATAATCATTGCCCGCACTCGTCTTTACGTGATAAATACGGGCGGCGGTCGTGGATTACACCGCTACAAAAACGCGCCGAACTTATGGAGGTTTTGAAATCGGCAACGCCCGACGCGGGTTATCGGGTCAAATTCTTGAAGAAAAAAGCCGCCTAACGAAACTTAACACAGCCGACGCGCCGCGTCTATTATCGCCGCGGTTGTTTTCTTATGCCATTTTACAAGTTAAAACAACGAGGATTGCCGCACAACACGACGGCAACCCCCTTATTTTGCCTATTTTAGGGCGTCAAAACCCCGAAAATAAAAATAATTTAGAAAATTTCTTAAAATCTCTTAAAAAACGATTGACAAAACAACAACGTTGTTTCTTCAAGCGTTTATTTCTTATTTTTTGTTATTTATTTGCGTTGTTTCGAGTTTGAGCAAAAAAAAGGACTGCCGCGCTCATTTACGCCACAGCCCGTGATATTTTTTATTTAGTTTTGAATATTTCTGTCAAGTTTATAAAATTACTTGAAAATTGCACCTCCGAAAATTAAACTTATGGTTTGATTTTCCGATTTAGATCTGCATCGGCTTACTCCTTTTACAATTTTTTCGATTGAGATATACATGAGATTTTACGTTTCATACATTATACCTCCTCATTTGTATGCCAAGTCCGGCATAATCGAAATAAATTAGTACATCGGCCTGCTCCTCGCTTTTTTTCGGCGACCTCTTTTCATTCGGGGTACTGCCCCACTTCTTTTACTCTCTCGGGCTTCGCCCGCCTGTCGCCTTTCGCTTTCTTCGCCTATATTATAAACCGTAATCGTCGGTTTGTCAATACCGATTTTAAAAATTTTGTATTGTGAAATTTTCGTATTTCCTATTGACAAAACAAAAGAACCGCGTTACAATGTAGGTTTACGAAATACAACCAGCGTCTCTATATGCGAGGTCTGCGGAAAAAGATCGTACGGCGTGACCGATACGATTTTATACCCGTTGTCAATGAAAGTCTTTACGTCTTCTTTTAAAGCCTTGGGGCCGCAAGACAAATACACGACTTCCTTAGGAGAAAAATTCGTAATGGTAAGAACGGTCTTTTCACCGAGTCCGCTACGCGGCGGATCAACGAAAAACACCGAATTTTCTACGTTCTTTATTTCCGCAAGTTTTCTGCCGACGTCGCCGCATAAATATGAAATACCCGCCGATAAGTCGTTTAACGCCCCTATTTTCTTAGCATCGCGAACTGCGGACGGCGCAATTTCTATGCTTATGACCTTCTTTCCGCTCCTTGAAAAAAGCGCGGTAGTTATACCTATTCCGCTAAAACAATCGACAACGTTTTTCGCCTCGGATTCGCTTATAATCTCCAAAACGTCCGAGTATATCCGCTCAGCCATACGCTCGTTGACCTGAAAAAACGAGTCGGGAGAAAGCCCGAATTTTATCCCGAGCATCTCGCCGTTTAAACGCTCTTCGCCCGCAACAAGCCTTATTTTACCCGTGAGAACGCCCGACCCTGCCGTTTTGTTTTCACAAGTGTAAAGCGATACTTTGTCGAATTTCTCGCATAGTTTTTCATACAGCCCGTCCGTTCCCGATAATCTGCCGCCGTTTACGACGAGAGTCAACATAAGACAGCCTTCGAGATGACGAAGAAGAGCAAATCTCAGAAGCCCTTTACCCGTTCTCGGATTGTACGCGTGAAAACTATGCTCTCTCGCCCACCCGAGAATAATCTTTGAAGCGACCGAAAACCATTCGCCGTGAAGAAGGCATTTCGGAGCGGGTATCACGGTACGGGTAACGTCGTCGAAAAAGCCAAGTATCAGTTTCCTGTTTTCCTCCGCGAAGGCGAGATGAGCCTTGTTTCTGTACGCAAACTCGCCGAGCGAGACCACGTCGGCAGTTTTCATATAATATGGTTCGACAGCCTCTTTCACGACGTTTTTCTTCAATTTCAGTTGTTCGTCGTAGTTTAAGTGCAAAAACGCGCAGTTGCCGCAGGAAAGAAAATTCTTACACTTAACCTCTCTTCTAAATTGCGAAGGCGTTTCCGAACTCACGAAATCGGCGTAATACGTATTGCCTTTTTTACGCCTTACCGAAACGCGTTCCTTCTCCCCGACGATTGCCCCGCCTATGACAAATTCCGCCGTATCGCTCTTCATAACGCCCTTGAAATTATCGTCGTAAGACGTGGGCGTCAGAATATATTCGCCGTCGGCAACGCATTTTATCTGTTCTTTCGCCTTTTCGCCGACTGTTTTCTTAGCGGCGTTTCGGATTTTCATAGCCTTTACGCCATCCTCGGAAAGTCCTTTTCTGTTGTAAAAATAGTTCTTCGCCTTGCTTTTCGCCCCGTCTTTTTCTTTGTCCGCAAAAAACTTCGGCTTATTGCTCTTTTGTCTCAT